GTCTGCTTGCTGCGGATCGAGTCGTAGTAGTTCTTGAGGTCCCCTTCGCCCGTGGCGTTCAAGCCGGCGGGCGAGCGCCCGAACAGGCGAGTGCATGGAATCTGCGCGGCGCCTGAGATCCACACCATGAAGGTTTCGAGCACGGGCGCGATGCCGCTCATGTTGAGCGTCAGGCGGTCGAGCTTTTCATCGCCGTCGAGCAGCGCCGTGTTGACGATGGATTTCATCTGATCGAAGAGCGTGTAGCGCTCGATGATCTTGTCTTCTTGGTCGGTTGTCAGTTCCTCGGAGAGGCCTTGGCGCGTGATGACGTCCACGTTGGCCGACTGCATGAGTTCCGCGATCCCGTCCTTGGCTGACACCGTGTCCTTGATGTCCTCCAGGCACTTGCGCAGCTCTGAATCCCCCCAGCCCTGCAGCAGCACGCGCTGGCGGCGCGGCAATTTAGCGCCCACGAACCGGATGAAGTGCGTCCAGTGAATCTGCTGGCTGCCCTGGTAGAGCGTGTAGAACTCGGGTTGCAGATAGTTTTCGGCCAGCACATCCCAGGTGTTGATCGAAAACGGAATCAGGTCCCAACGGTCGAACACCATGAGGCGCTGCACACCGCCCTTTCCAACCGCCTGTGGCTGGAACGGCCGGGTCAGATCCTGGTTGGTGAGCGGCAGGATGACGGCACCGCCAAAGAGCCGGGCCCAGGACAGCGCCTCATTCACGCAGGACTGGACGTCGAGCCGGTCTTCTTCCTGGCGGATGTCGTCGGCTGCCTTGCACTTGATGGTGCGCCACTCCCGCGTCATATCATCGGCGGGGATGTCCACGATCTGGCGGGCGATCCAGTTGGTCTCATAGGCGGCCGACCACTGCTGCCAGTCCATCAGGCCGTCATAGTGGAACCGGCTGTGTGCGCGCTTGCTCTTGTAGGTGCCCAAGCCGCTCACGACGTTCACCAGGCCGTCCAGGGACAGCTTGTAGCGGGGCTTTGTCATAGCATCTCGGAAATTGATACCCGGGCCAGCATGCCGCGGCTCGCCGCAATCACGACGGCATCAGCAAGGTTCGGGGACTTCACCTCGCGCTTGGCCAAGTCCTTCTTGCTCTCGACCTTGACCTTGCCCGCGTTGTCATAATCTCGCAGCGGAGTGGCCATCTCGTCCGTGAGGCGGTCGAGCAGCTTCGCATCGATGCGCGTGCTATCGATGCTGATCATGTCGCTCGCCCGGAATTTGCGGCCCTTGGTGACGGCCAGGTGCGTATTGCGAAACCGGTCGGCCAGCAGCCACCAGGCCTGCGCCTTCAGGTTCGCGAAGAAGTCCTTGTTCTTGATCTTGGTGTCGGCGTAGTTCTTTTCTGGGTGCTCGACCTTCGCGCCGGCGTTGAATTTGTAGTGCCTGCGCCAGCCCATCGCATTCAAGTGCGAGCCCGTGCCGGCCCCCACCCCGATGCAGTCGTAGCCGATCACATCGGCTTCGATTCTCTCGGCGTTCTGTTTCGTTCTGGCGGCCGACTCGCGCAGTTCATCCTCGCCGCCCTTCCACTCGTCCATGAGACAGAGAATCGACCCGTCCATGCCCGCGTTGGCGTTCTTGTCGCCGCCATCGTCGGCCACGTCATAGCCCACGACCTTGCGCCCAGTCCAGTCACCTGCCACGCGCTCATGGGCGTCGATGGCCGACTGGATCCAGGCCCGTTTGATGACGGCACCATCGTCGGAGTCGTGGGGCACGCCCAGGTAGACGTGCTGGAATTCCTCGTAGTCCTCTTCCTTCAGCGCCTCGATGACATCCAGGATCGTCCTCGACAGGAACGGGTTCTCGTCGTAGTTGATCCGCCGAACGATCGTGTTCGGCGGGGGATTGAGGACGAAGCGCTTGTAGGCGAAATCGGTGGCCAGACGCGGATTGAAGATGATCCAGATCTGCGAGCCTTCCTTGCGGATGGTCGGCTCCAGGATGTTCCACTGTTCCTCGGTGAGGTTGTGGGCCTCCTCGATCCAGAGGATGTCTATGCCTTCCAGCGACTTGATTTCGTCGATGTGGCGCCACAGGCCGTAGAACAGGAACTCCGTGCCGGTCTCGGTGCCTAGGATCTTGTTGTCGAGGATCCGGAATCTGCTTTTCAGCCCGAACCGCTCGATCTGAGACTTCAGCAGCGTGTAGACCGATTCCTCGATCTTGTTCTGGAACTGCCGGGCGCACAGGATGCGCAGGCGGTAGTTGCTCGCAAGGAACGTGGCAAATCCCGCGGCGTCCCATGACTTCGACGAGGAGCGGCCACCCACCAGCACCCGGTTGCGCGCTGGCGCAGTCCAGAAGCCCCGCAGGGCCGGGTTAAGCGTCGGCTTCTGGGTTGCTGTCTCCATAGAAGTGATTCAGGCCAGACGGCACCTCGGTTACGGTCACATCCAGCTTGTCCTTGAACATTCCCAGGTGCCGGCCCAGCAGCTCCAGGTTCTTCACCTTGTCGGGCCACTTGATCTTCTTGAGGATGCCGACCAGCGCCCGCTCATCGCCCTGCCCGGCGAACATTTCGGCCAGGTCGAACCCAGAGAGGTATTGGCGCCAGACCCGGGGCCACTGGCTCACAGGCTTGAGTGCCATGTCGTCGGTCATGATGTCGAGCACATCCATCTGGTCGATTTCGACCATGCGGGCCAGGACGTAATCCTGGTCGATCTCGGTACGCTTGGAGCGTGCGGCCTGCGCTTCGGATACAGCCGCTTGAATGTGCGGCTTGGACAGCAGTGCCTCGGCCTGCTGCTTGGCGGATCGCTCGCTGTAGCCGGCCCGGATCGCCGCCTGTGCGCCGTTCAGGTCCTTGAGATACTCCGCGACAAATCGGCGCTGTTTGTTCGTGAGCGCCATACAGTTTGCATCCGAATATATTGTGACGTTGACGAGAGGGTCATTGTTTCTATGCACAACCGTGCGACGCTATGATTTGTAACCTTTTATAAAGGAGACAACATGACTGGCTTCACGACCCGTGTAGAGTTGCACGACGCAGACGACGACGATTACGAGAACCTGCATGACGCCATGGAGGCGCGCGGGTTCACCAGGAACATTGAGGGCAGCAGCGGCACCGTGTACAAGTTGCCTCCCGCCGAATACAACTACGAGGGAAACGTGACCAAAAAGCAGGTTCTTGAAAAGGCCGAAAAAGCCGCCGAGACGACGGGACTGAAATATTCCGTCTTGGTGACCGAGTCCAATGGCCGAACCTGGAACCACCTAGAGAAGGCCTGAAACGCAACACTCCATCGAGAAGTGTGAATAACGGTTGCGGGGGCAGGATTCGAACCTGCGACCTCCGGCTTATGAGACCGGCGCGCTTCCACTGCGCTACCCCACGTCAATTTATCGCCCGGCGATCAACCCGGGCGGCCTGCCGTGGCAGGACTTCAGCCGCACCCATTAGGGCCGGAAAACGAAAAACCCGCATCGCCAGAGGCAATACGGGTAATCTCATAATTGACTCTATTTTGGGATTTCCGTCCCATTTTGTCAAGCATTCTCGACAAACGCCGATTCCACCACGCCAGCCTCAGCCAGCATCACGTCGAGCTGCGCCACTGCCCGGGGCCGGACGCCCGACGTCCAACCGTCCTCCTTCGAGCCGAAGAGCCACCCCTTGATCGCCTGGTTGTGATTGCTGGCCGTGTTCTGTGCGACCTCGCAGCGCGCCGCCACATCCTGCAGAACGATGGATTTGTCGCCGAACAACCGGCGCACGATCTGCCGCCGCAAGGTTCGGTGGCTGATGCAGCCAGCCAGAGCGCGGGTGATGGCCGCCTCTTCGATCTTCACGATGCATGCTTCCCAGAACGGATTGGGCTTGTAGCCTGAGCAACACGGCCGCCCACAATTGCACGGCGCCGACCGGGGCGAATAAGCCGCATACAGCACGAACTGGCTCATATCGGACAGACGCATGACTTGGTTCCAGAGCATGCCCGCCTGCCCGGCCCCGTCGTTGCCAGACAGGCCCATCGACTCTCCGAACGTACGCACCGGATCGTCGGCCATCCGGTTCATGATCGGCCGCTCATAGGACTGGCCGGAATAGTGGAACGCGAACCGCAAGGCATCCTCAATCGTTTTGAATTTCCCACTCATCACTTCCCCCTACCAAAGCCGTTGTGCCTTTCAGTTCCGTTCCCAAAGCCTGACATGCTGACTTGGTGCGGCAGGCCGTCAATCTCCGCCGCTCTTGGATGTGGTGTCGGTTCCCACTCCTTCACGGTCATGAGATTGACCGTGGACGGCTGGGCCTTCTCGCCCACATACTTCTCCGGTTTGGGCGAGACGCTCTCCACGATCCGCAGGAAATATTGCGTGCTCGACTCGCCGTTCTTTGGCGGCCAGAAGCGGCGCGTACAAACCGCGATCAGGAATACTGCGCTCTCGCGACCGTTGACGTTCTCGCCGCGGTCTCGCAGCACCTGCGCGACGGATCGCTTCGCGCTTTGCATTCTGGCGTAGGCCTTCTTTTTGAGCGGCATTACTCGACCTCCACGGGCGACACGATGACCTGCACGCCTGGCCTCGAGCGATAGCGCTTCTTCGCTGAGTGATCGACCACCTGAGTATCGTCGTTCCAGACCACACCATTGAGCGCGTCGAAGACGGCCTTGACGACGTTGTCAGAATCCGGTTTGCCGGTGGGCAGCAGCTTGTCAGCAGCCGCCAGCGCCTGCTTTTTCTTCGACCATGACGCAGGTATTGGCAACGCGATGAACAGAGTGGCCACAACCGGGCCCTCGAGCGGCGCCCGGCCAGCCATGGCCTGACTGGCAGCCAGCGCCACCGTGGACTCGTAGCTGACGGTCTTGCTGGGCGTGTACATCCGCACGAACTTGCCACGCGCGACCGCCCGGGGCCGGCCCTTGCCCTGGGGCTTGCCGGGGACAAAGAACCGTATCGCCTGGGTATCGCCTTCGCACACTTGATCACCACCTTTCGGCACTCGCCAGGGCGCCTGTACGAGCTCGAGAATGTCACCAGCAGTCGGCGGGAATGCCAGGTCCTCGCGGCTTGTTGGATGGTCATGAAAAGTCATGTAGTTTCCCCGAGAATGAGCTTGTGAAATTTGGCCTGCTGATCAGCGAGCCACTGCCGGCGGCGCTGGGCGACATCAGGCTTGACCGCCACGAATCCGGCGCACGTCCGATCGAACACGGCGCTTTGGAACCGCCCGGTCCGGTGGTCCAGAGCGCACGTGCCGTAGCCCACGCGGGCCATGTCCGTGTACCGGCGCATGTCGAAGTGCTGGCAGTCGATGCATTGGACGGGAGGCAGGGTCATGCCCGTCCCTCGCGTCGATACGCGGCTACCTTGGCGTCGTGCGCGGCGAGCAGTTCCGCGTGCTGGCGTTTGGCAGCAGCCGTAGCGCGCTCTCCGGTTGTCGGCGCCCCGCTCTTGCCTGCCCACGTGGCCATCAGTCGGCGCAATTCGGCCAGCTGCGCCGTGGCGTTCGCATCGAGCGGCGCACCATCGTCTGGCGGCGGAAGTAGCGCAGCAGCCTGCGGCGCCGGCAGCCGACCCGCTGTCACGGCTGCATCGATCGCGACGATGCGTCGGTTCTGGTCCCAACCCAGCGACACCTGCACGGCCATGGGCCTGCCATCTCGACGCGCAGCGTCCACCAGCCGCTCATAGGCCCCCTTGAACGCCATGCGGGCGCCCACCTTATCGCCCAGATCCAGCACCGGACGCGCGGCAGCAAAGGCCTGCGCGGTTTCCTCTGTCCAAACAACTGTGTCGGCTTCATCCAGCGAGCCCAGCGCCACAGCCCAGGCCTCGTC